CGCATACAACGATATAAGCTTTTATTGACACTACAATACGCATGCCGGTAGTCCGGCTTTGTAGAATGTGGCACTTGTTAGTGACCGCAGTTGTCATGGTGCCGCTGCTATGTTTAGCAACGGCGGAAACCTGCCACGAGGAGACCGTAGGAATGCTGCGACAGCAACTACTGATGGCCCGCTTTGCCACAGTATCAAGCGCCTCGTATTGGCAGTATGGAGGGGATGTTTTATTTGAAGCAGGTCTGGAGATTGGCCATGGAGTTATGATGTTGCCTATAAACAAATGGGAGGACCCCGCCTATTGGCACACATATGTCTATGAGCACTTGCGTGATCGGCTACACGAGCCATCACTGTTATTAATAGACGCGCCTAATATGACTTCACTGTCCCAGTTAGCGTGGGCGGAAGGGTTTTGTAAGAGACGATCAATCTGTGCTGAGGGCATCTGCAGCGACGCTGCTGTGGATGCCCGCATGTTACATGTCGTCATTTCATCAAAGATTCCATTCAGCAAGCTACAGGACGGCGCAACCAGACCCGCGTTCATCGCCAGGTTGTACCCACATCAATCACAGTATTGTGGGGAGAATATTGCAACTCCTGAGGTAGATGTTGAGCCTAATGTATTTTTAGTGCCCATACCACAGGAGGTTAAGTCACCACCCGTCATTGAACATGTGAAAGAGACGGTAGAGGTAGCGCAACAAGCTGGACAGAAACGCAAGGTTCCAGTTGTTGTTAAAACTGGCGATGTTGGCAAGAAAGTTAAGAGAACCAGGAATATGGAGAAATCACCAGCCCCAATCCGAGAGATTGTACAATTCCAGTGCTTGGATAGGTCCGGCATTGGTTATGCTATTGATATTGTATTTGACATGGTGCTTGGAGGTTTCTTCTGTGCATTTCTTTTGATCTACACAGTATTGGAAGCGTTAGGGTTTGGATATTGGTTCATCATAGCCTTCATGTGGGGGGCCTTGGGTTATGTGCTTCTACGGATTGCGCGCACCCCGGCTCTCATGTCCCACGTAATAGAGAAAATGATGCGACGGCCAGACCTTAAACCAGAGTTAGTACGGACTACGTTTAATGATCTTCCATATCTGGATATGAAAGTGGCTATTGACCACACCCATGGTATTGCAGCTGCAGATCGAAGTGGAGCCTCATGCTTCATAGATCGTTTGGCTGATAGCCTTGGTAGGAAAGTCTATTTTTACCAACGTTCCCGATCCGATGAGCGTAATCGACGCAGCGGGTCACGGGAATATTTTTGGATCAAGGACTTAAACACCAAGGTGGTCGGCTATGAACAACCAGATAACTGCATGCTTGCCATGGTGGACGTAGATCAGTACGTTGACATGCCGTCATTTTTGTGTGGCAAAGAGTGCCCCACTATTCTATACACATTCCAGCCCTCACAAGTTAGCCGTGAATCTGAAAACTATGTCTTTACCTTCAACAAAGAAAATGAAGTTCAGTACACGGTTACGGGAGGAGGCTTGTATACACATAAAGTGTGGAATTATAGCATGGACAATATGATGGTGGTCAAACGGTTCATGGGTATACCCTACAAGACGACGGCTTATTTAATAGATAGACGCTCAACTTCTGTAGATCATGAGCTCATACTATTGACACCGTTAGGTACGTGGGGAATATTCATGGCCTGGTTCGTGGCCCTAGCGCTTGGAGCTAGGGTGCTTCAGAGATTGGAGGTGTTCGTCAAGAGTGGATTTTTGAGACTGCGTAGCGTTGCTACATCTGGCAGTTTCATATCAACTGGTCGGCCTGGTGAGTTAGCTTCTGCTAAAATTCCTACCCGGGTTGACGACACTATTGCCACTATTGCGCGCATTTCCAAGTATGACTTAACTATGCCCCAAGTGCAATCCTATGTCGATGGTGACAAAGAAAAAGCAGCGATTTTGGTAGATTATCATAGAAACGCTGATGATAACGATAAGCCACCTGTCGTATGCCCAGTTCCAGAAGGAGTCCGCCGATATCAGTTTGACCCTTCACGATATGAACCTGAGGCTAAGGCAGGAATGGTAGCTTTTATGTCGCCATTGATACATGGAGCCTATGTTCCTGATCAGACCGTCGCCAATGAAGAGCGGTGTGTGACAGGTAGAGTGGTTGATGTCCGGCCCAAGATTTTACGGACAACCCCTTTCCTGAGAAATGTTATGCATGAGTTTGTTGAGATGTTTATTCCCCAACGCATAGCCCACACGCTGGATCCCACTGACGACGATGAAGTTAGAGATCGGCAGAGTAAGCCATCTCAGCGCAGGATTTACGATGTAAACCAAGGTGCTGTTGCGAAGAGATTGGTTCAAATGTTCATAAAGAAAGAACCATATGGCAAGGTGGCGGATCCACGTGCCATTTCGCAAATTAATGGTGTGGATAAAATAGCATATTCGAAATACACCTATGCCCTTGAGGCTGTGCTAAAGGAACAGAAATGGTATGCATTTGGAAAGAATCCATTGGATGTTGCGAATCGTGTGGTAGAAGTCGTCCAGGATGCCGAGTTTGTTGTCAATACAGATTTCAGCCGGTTTGATGGACACGGATCCAACTTAATGCGAGAGTTGGAGAAGATGGTCTTGCTTCGTGCATTCCGCGAGACCCACCACAATGAGTTAATAGAACTGCATAGATCGCAACAAAATATGAAAGCATATGCAACATTAGGCACCAAGTACGAGACTCATTTTAGTCGTGCTTCAGGCTCTCCCGAAACATCTTTGTTTAATAGTATAGTCAACGCGTTTGTAGCGTTTCTTGCACTGCGAATGACAAAACGGGAGGGCTTGTTTGTGGCTGCTCATGAAGCATATGCACGGTTGGGCATCTACGGTGGGGATGACGGACTCACCGCTGACGTCGAACCAGATGTGTATCGGAAGGCTGCGTCCATGATTGGCCAGAAGTTGGAAGCTGAACCAATCATGAGATATGAGTTTGGGGTTAAGTTCTTAGCGAGAATGTATTCCCCATACGTGTGGGAGGGCGACAATCGCTCATGTTGCGACTTACAGAGACAGCTTACAAAATTTCATGTCACTGTTAGGTTGCCTAGTGATGTCACCCCCCAAATGAAATTGCTAGAGAAAGCTCGCAGCTTTTTGCTTTCAGATAGGAGTACTCCTGTCCTCGGAGACTTTTGCCGCCGTGTTGAAACATTGTCGGGTGGCAAAATTAAACCAAACCATAAGACAGCTCAAGTAGCTTCATGGTTGGCTAGCTTCCCCGAAGAGACGCAGTACCCCAATGAACCAGACCAATGGATGATTGATTATATGGTCCGGTTACTGCCTAAAGCGAACTACACCGCATATCTCAAGTGGTTAAATAAGTGTAGGTCTTTGGAAGACTTGATGAGATGCGGGCTATTGCAGGAACCCGAAGAGCCTGAGACCAAGGTGCCTGCTGTTGTTGATGGTGAAATTTTTCCACGAAATTGGAAACCAGAAGTTCTGGAGACACTTGACGACAGCAAGCACGGCCCCACCAGACAATACGTTGGACGTATTAGGGAGAAGCCTAAAATTAAATTTGAGGATCTCAAGCTACAATTTGTAAAACCTCCAGGGATACGCCTAGCTCATGCTGAGTTAGCCACTGGAGCTCACCCTAATGAAGGTGAGTCTAAGCCGGTTAGGACACGCCGTCTTAGTCGTGATCAACCCGTTGTTGAATCACGTAAGCACGTCTGGAGAGTAGTTCAACCAGGCGTGTCGGTAAATTCCAATAATCGCCGATAGATATGAGGGAGGGAATATATCACTAGCGTTGGTCCGCCTTTTCGTCCCTGTTTGGGGAGGCTTTGAGATAAATCTCATTCTTTGGATGTTTATAACGCGATGTGTGACCCTAACCCTCTGAAAATTCTAATCGACACTATTGTGAGTGGGACGGCGGGCGAGTCTGGCGCCCGCTTGAGTGTAACCTCGATAAAAGTTAAGTTTAAAGCTTTGTTAAGTTTTGAAATCATGTCAGATCGTAAAGTTCTCGTTTCTGAACGTAAAGGTAGAATCGCTAGACGACGTGCTCGTCAACGTGCGCAACCTTACCCTCGCTCTCGCGGGCGGGGTAGGAAGAAGAACAACAACATGCTTGTTAGCGCACCTGTGGCCTCTGGCAGGGTGAGGGTATCGCAGAAACCGAAGATGGTAACCCAGCGTAACGGAGACTGTAGTGTTGTTCATCGTGAATACATTACAGATATCAAGGCATCTGGTGATGGATCCTTTCGGGTCCTACCGTTTGCCGTGAATCCTGGGCAGTCAGTGACTTTCCCTTGGCTGTCTCGCGTGGCAGCCAATTATGAGTCATACAAGTTTAAACGTCTCGACTTTCTTTACGAGACGGAAGCGCCAACATCAACACCGGGTACTGTGATCCTCACAGTAGACTATGATGCTGAGGATCAGCCACCTGCTGATAAAACTCAGGCCATGTCATACCGTAGCTCTGTTAGATCCCCACCTTGGGCACCTTGTGCTCATCGTTCCCTTAGTGAGGATTTAAACAAAGCCAAATCTAACTATGTCCGGGTTGGCGCTCAACCTAATGGTACCGATATTCGCCAATATGATATTGGCAATTTGTTTGTGATGACAATGGGCCAGCCTGCTGATCAAGTAGCTGGTGAGTTGTTTGTTGAATATGAGGTACTTTTGATGACACCCATCTTTGAAAATGCCGCCGCCAATGGTGTGGCTGGTGGTAAGTTCTTGTCTAGTGGGACAACTTCCAATGATAATCCGTTTGGCGATGGAGCTATTCACAGTGGGGCCGATACCGTAGGCTTCACCATGACTGCCGATTCTAAGGTGCTTGTTAAGCAACCTGGCGTCTATGTGGCGTCTATCGTCTACGGAGGAACTGGAATTAATGACATTCTCTGCACACCCCTAGATTTCACAGTTAATACTCTCAACCTGGCCTTCATTAATAACGGAGCCCACGACCTTGCTATTTCTATTTTCAGAATAACAGCAGTCGCCCCCGGAGTCATTTCTTTTGACAATACCGGACAATCTACCACTATCACAGATGCCGTTGTGTATTTTGCACAGGCACCTGTTGGTTCAATTTTCTAATTGAATGATATGATAATGCAGTAGTCCCAATGTGTAATAAGGTAAGCCTTTTGGCTAGTGTCCTG